GTGGGTACCTAATAGGATAATAACAATAACCCCCTTATCGTATACTTGCGAACATAGGTTCACTTTTTACCATAAGAGGGTTATTGTATATTTTAATGTTCGTATTCAGTTTTAAAAATTAATTTTTGATGAAGCTCTACCGCCTAAATAACCACCCAAAATTCTATATGAGTCATCATTATTTAAATGAACGTTATCACCATCAGTCAGGTCCTGATAGTAGTACGATAAATTTAGATCCTGCCAGTCAATATATGTAAAGTGCAGAGCATCTGCTAACTGATGCAAAATAGTATCTAATTCTGATATGCTGCTGCCATTAGGATATCTGCCAGTAAAGACATTATCACCTTTAATTGTGGTGCTGCTAGGTGGTACACTGACAAGTATAAACTGTGCATTTGGATTTTGATTTTTAAGGTAGTTTATAATTGTTTTAATAGCAGCTACTATAGTATTATTTCCGGCAGGATCACTTAAAGATCCCACTGGATAGTTATTCATATCCTGAATCCATAAATGAGTTAATACTACATCCTCATCTGATAAATCACTTTCTAATATGTTTTCTAAAAAGCTGCCTTCACCAGCATCATATAATATGCCTGTTGATGAGTGAAGGGTGTGTGTCACATTCTCCTGAGGTATGTTTATTGCTCTGGCAATGTTGCCATAAGGTGAATCATTGTAATTAACCAAATGATTAAATGCTCCATTGATCCATACAGAACCGGTTAAAATTGAATTACCTATTGACCACATTTTGGCGTTACCGTTTCCACTACTAGGTGACATAAGCATCCATTCGGTAAATTCATCGGTGTTGCCTACTCTGTGTCTATAATAAGTCAATCCATCAGCATATGAAACTAAAAACTGCTGTCTTGCGCCAGTGTCGGCACTGCCGTAATGATATAACAATCCGGAAGCAACTCCTTCAGGCATATTAATTTCAGTAGCTGTAGCTACGGAAACTGTTTGAGGTGGTACAGTATCAAGATCAGTGCCTGCAGGAAGTCCACCTGTATATGATATTGCAGAAGTTCTCCATGAACTCCAGTTATTGTTAGGCATTTTATATCTGTAGTATGTTACTCCATTGAGGTATGAAACTAAAAACTGCTGTCTTGCGCCAGTGTCGGCACTGCCGTAATGATATAACAATCCGGAAGCAACCCCTTCAGGCATATTAATTTCAGTAGCTGCAGCTACGGAAACTGTTTGAGGTGGTACAGTATCAAGATCAGTGCCTGCAGGAAGCCCACCTATATATGACATTGCAGAAGTTCTCCATGTACTCCAATCACTGTTAGGCACTTTATATCTGTAGTATTGTACTCCTGTAGTTTGTACTATAAATATTTGCCAGTTCACACCTCGTTGCCCTCCGGCATTATTAGGTCTCATGCCATATGTGTATAAAAAACCACTTGTGGTTATAGGCGCACCTTCTGTATTGGCTGTAACGATGTAAATGCTATTTAGATCTGCATTATTACAATTCATTCCGGTAGGCATTGTATATTTAAATTTCAGAGGCTTCAAAGATGTATCGATAATGTTAATACCACTTAGAAGTGTCATGTAGAATGATACAGTTTCATTAACACTAACATTATTTGGTACATATAAACGTATAATCATTCCTACGCAATTTGATGGTATGTCGATTACTTCCGGATTTTGTATGTACACTTCTTTAATCGTTGCAGCATTAGAATCATACATTATAATGTGTAAGGATGATTTTTTACCGGTATAATAACAGAATACTGATTTTCCAACCATCTGCTGTCTGAGCGCACTTAATTCGCTCTGCTCCACAACAATATTATTAAAACTTTGAGGTGAAGCGGTACCGGTTAGTGTGCATGTTCCGTCCGCGTTCCACTGATATGTTACTCCTCTGTAGGTTGTGCTATTTATAGCTGGACGATCCTGAAGGAAATCATAATTGTTATTATCAATAATTTGTTTTCTGATTAATCCTGTTACATAGGCATCTGCAGCTGCTTCTTGTATGGTTAATGAATTATCAACTGGCGGTGTTGACGGTGTAATATGCTGTGTTAGCCATGCTGTTGTTTCTGCTGCTATTGTAGGATCCATAATTGTTTTCAATGTTCCATCTGCAGCAAGTTTTCTTAGAGCAGCTAATACTTCTTCTGATACATCAAGATTATTAAAATAATTATCAATAAAAGCTTTATAACTGGACCATTCTGTTTTAGTCGCAGCCCACTCATCCTGCATTTCACGCATTATTTTTATAATCTCATCTAAATTCATTTCATGGAAATTTGAATACGGAAATTGTCTAAAAATACCCATATCTTACACTCCTTATTTTTCAGATTTTTTATTCTTCTTTACAAAATCAAGTGTTCCGGTATATCTTTCTTTACCATCTAACACCAGCACTTCAATTTTTTTCTTCTTTTCATCATAATTAAATGTTATCATAATTTCTTTATTAATTCTAACTCCAGCTTTCATTATAACCTCCAAATTAATAAACTAAAATACAAAATCTGTATTTAAATGAATTAACTACTGTGTCGATAAAATTAAAATCTGCAACCTGTCTTTCAGCTTCAATCATTTGCTGTGTCATGGTTACACCAATATTTCCTGTTCGTCTTTGTGTATACTGTCGTTCAGTGGCATTAGCATATGCATGATTATCTGTGCCGGTTTTAGTATTTTTTTCAGCATCAGCCCAGTTAGTATCATTAAACCCCTTCTTCGACATAGTATCTGTAATATTAATAGTATCATTATCGGATGCAGTACCGGATATTGCTTCAGCATCTGTTATATTTGCATCAACATTCCAGATCGGATTATATTCAAGTGTCAGTGTGTTATACAATTTTTCCCATTTATACTGATTTGAATTGCTCCAGATTGAAATAGCTCTTTTCATAATAGACCATGAAGGATATAGCACTTCAAGTTCAGCACATTGCATTAGGATTTCATCTATTACATCATTTTTATTAATTCCGGAAGGTACAACCAAGCCATCAAAGATTGTGTTATCATATTCATACATACCCATTATTGATAGTTTGCTCATTTTTCATGTCCTCCTGAAATCTTAAATTAACACTCAGATTCAAATTAAACATTTCATTTGTTTTTTCTATTCCGTCTTTAATTGTTTCAATCCATAAACTAACTTTAGATTTTGTATCAATATTATTTGCTTCAACCTCATTGGAAGTTACGCCACTTTCCTTAGCCATATTCACATTAGGAATTCCAATCTCAGTGCAAAATCTGGCATCAATCTTAGTCATATCTTCCAAAATATCTTTTGCAATATAATTTTGTTTTAGATTATTTTGAAAAGTAGTCCAAAGAGGATTACCATCTTCATCAAATAATTTTTTATCTGCGAACACTGCCGGATTACCCTCATTTATAATATCATAGACTTTTTTCATGCTTTCAGCTACATTCTGATTTTCGCAGGCAAACACATAAGCAAGCTTTGAATTAACCATATTAACACCAAGGCTTTCAGTAGCAAGCGCCAGAAGATCGGCATAATATGCGACTATATCCCAGCAGCTGCCGTAATCCGGCTGTAGCCTTATCAAAGTACAATCTACATCAATTTTAGGTGTTAAATTACCCCTTAATAGAGGATTTGCTATCTTTGCATTAGTAGGTCTGTAAAATACATCATAACCAAATAATGAACATTGCTGAGGTATTACACCAAATTTATCTGTCTGGATAACAGAAACAAAACCCCACACAAATAATGTATAAAGAAAATAATCTCTGCTCCAGTGATCAGGTATATTCTTAAATTCAAAAACTGACATAATTTTCTGTATTAAGTATCGCCTGAAATACCATGCTGTAGCATTTTCCGAGCTGTGCACTGTTGACGGTGCAAATTTTGAATTATATCGGTTTATGAAATCATAATTAAATGTATTCATAATAATATATCCTTTTCATTTTTCCATAATAATTTTTTAAAGTACCATATCTTTTTATCAGCAGCGATTGGCTTTCCTCCACCATACGGATAATATATAAACCCTTGAAAAACATAACCGGCAGCAGTCAGATAATAAGGCGGATATAATCTCTCAGTTTTAAAGAAATAAGCAGCCCATGCACTCTCAGAAACTGTGATTGACCCATCAGGAAAAATCTCTTCTACAACTGCAACATGCCCATCACCGGAAAAAGGACCGTCCGCCAAACATAATACTGAACCAAGTGCCGGTGTAGATCCTCTCTCATAGCCATCACTATAATTGTACCAGTCCTCTGCATTACCTCCCGAAAAAGTAGGGCGATGTTCCGGTGTTCCCCCTCCTATTTCCCAGCACCTACCCCATACATAGCAGGTACAATTAGGCATACCATAACCGCTTTGATAAAAAGGATTATCACTATACCATAAAGGATTATTTACTATCCCATCATCCGTTAGTCGTGGATAAAATTCATCAGCCATTACTCGTAATAAAAACCACCTTCCAGATAAGATCTAATTTCCCTATCCTCTGTGCTTGTGCCATTAATAGGCACATCACCATCCTGAATTATCATATAACCGGATAATGTATTTATTTTTCGCACTGCACATAGCGGCCTGCCGTTATGTGTATTATCATCTGCAATAGGTCTGAAAAACTGTGCATCTAGTCTAAATACACCTCTATTAGATACAAATGCTCCTGTTGTGCCTATTGTTTGTGCCCTAGGCATATAAGCCTTAACTGCATTACCAATACCACTAGCTGCACCAATAACACCACTAACATTACCCATAGCCAAAGATCCTAAAGCACTAACTGCACCAACTGCACTTGAAGCAGCTCCGATATAATCTCTAGTTACACTGGATAATGAAATAGGTACACCAATTTGTGCTTCTAACCTATTTAATACTATACCGTTACAATGTATAACCATAACGCCTTTACCGGTTATAGGATCTAAATCAATATCAACATTTAAAGTAGAAGCGTTACATGTTACTGAAGTATCAATTTCAATACATCCAAATGGCGGACATGTTAAAGTTAATGCTGTAAACGGTGCCGAATTAACATAATTCCCTCTGGAAGATCCATCCGGATGTTTAGGTATATTAAATTGGTATCTTTTCATCAATCTGGTATTAGGTGTTATAACTGTCCCATATGCCGGCATTGCAAAATTAAATACATTGACCTGCTCAGTAGATCCCAGATTTACTAATTCGGTATATGAAACAGGCAACATTACACATGTTTTAATGTATTGAATAGGATCTACTAAAGATAATTGCAAAGCTGCTGACGCATCATTTAGATCAAAGCCATTATCTTCTGATATTATCCCTTCAGCATCCATTAACTCGCTGCAGATAACACCCAGCTGTCCTGATCCAAGAGCATAGTATTTAATACTACCCATCGAAGCATTTTTGGAAACAACACCAACGATAAATGAAAAATCACCCCACGGATTTGATTTAGTAGAAGATTCAAAACTGCAGCCTGTTCTAGCTGGATATAACAAATCTGTGATTGCTCCATTACTTTCTGCGGCAGCTCTCATAACATATAAATTACTATTTCCAATTTCTGTTTTATATGTAGCAAGTACATCAACTTTAAGTGTTGCCGTCCAGAGTGCATCTTCAAAATACCATTCTTCAATAAAATAATAACGTTCAAAAGCTGGTATATAAGCATAATTATATTGGGATGGGTCATTAGATAAACCTAAATTTAAAGTAATCGACGGGCGTAAAATTCCGGATCCGTGTTTCATTACACAAGAATAGGAAGTTCCGCTGCCCGTCGGTCTTTTTGTTGAATTATCTCTTTTTGAAATTGTATATAAATTAACTGTAAATCCCATTATTACACCATGCAGCGCACCGGCACATTGACCGGTGCGCAATCCGAATGAAAAGAAAATTAATCAAGAAGCAGAATAATACCCTTCTCGCTGTAATCTACCCACCATTTCATCAAGAAGTGATAGAAAGTATTCCAGTATCCACCTGAAGCATTAAGAGGCGTTGTTGCGCTCCACTCATTCATAACTGTATATCCAAGTGCTTCACGATCAAATATAACACCAACAAGATTAGTTATGCTCTGTGCAGCTCCTGTCTTAATAGAGCCGTCCTCAGCATCAAGATAATTAGGTGTAACATTGATTGCCATTGGTGTATCAATGCTCTGCCAGTAATTAACTGCTTCAACATCCGCATACTCTATAAAATCATAATGGAAAGTATCAGCAAGTACACGGGCGTTCATATCATTGAGCAGCTTAGCATAGAGATATACCTTCTGATATTCATAAGGTGTATGCCTTGTGATAGCTTTATCATCAACATTGATCTGGAATTTATTACTTCTTTCAGTCATAAGTGATGTTAGAGTAGCAATTCTGCCATACATCCACTTCATGAAGTCGCTAAAGTTTTCCGGTGCATATACTGTTGTAGCTGTGAGTGGTGGGTTTGCACCCGTTTCGGTGTTATATTCTGTAAGCAGGTGAATAACTCCGTTATTAGCTACTTTTTTACCACCTACATAGTTTGCAATAATCATTCTTGCGATTGATTCAAAATTCTGTTCGATCATGTCGCTGACATTCTGGACAATCATTGACATGAAACGGGAAAATTCAGCTACACCTGTAAAGGCATTATTAAGCTGATCTTTAAAGATTGTATAGTGCTTAGAAAAATCTTCCGCACCGTAAAATTTCAGTTCCAGAACATCAGGCTTAGAAACTTCATAATGATCTATACTCTGCCCATCAACAAGATCAAATTCTTTGTTTGCCTCCCACGGCTTATCTACAACTGCCAGCTTGCGGACAATTGAGCCCCACATTTCACTATCAACCTTAATACCACCAAATTTACGGCTATAAGGTCTGATTGAAAAAATAGTTTTTGTCACCATCTGAGTAATGGCATTGAGCACAGGATCATAACCAGCCTGTAGCAGTGTGGTACCTACTGATACAAATTCTGATGTGTTGATCGGTGCAATTGATGCTTCACCCGTAACCTGCTGTCTTATGTTATTTAGGATGGTTGACGCATCTTCAAATGACATTGTGTTTACTGACATTTTTTATCTCCCTTCTTCTTTACGTTTAGGACTTATTATATTAGCAATAATATCTTCAACTGAATTTTCATTATCAATTCCTCGCTGACTGTTCATTATATTCATTGCAGTGATTTCTTTTGTAAAATCTGAAAACATGCTCTTCATTTCACTAATTGCTGCATTAAGTTCATTTGCTCCTGATGCAGCGCTTTCATCTGCTCCGGATGCATCGCTTTCATCTGTTCCAGATGCAACGCTTTCATCTGCTCCGGTATCCGATCCGGAATTGTCACTCATCTGCAAAATCTCATCTCTAGTATAACCAGCATCAAGCAGTCTGATAATTTCTTTGTAATCCATTTTAATCCTCCTATGATTATTTAATCTCTGTGTGTATAGAAAAACCCATGAACGGTCTATCAGGATGTTTTCCTTCGCTGTCTATTCCATTACTATATGAATAATAATGTTCAGGAAAAGACTTAATTGTATTAATTGTCGTTTTTCTCTTTGTTAATGTGTCTGTTACTCCGGATATATACCAGTCAAACGCTTTACCAAATCTGTGTTTGCTCAGGGGAATTGATCCTGTTAGTTTATTATTCATTGTACGGCACCGTAATCCGGAAGTAATATGCATAGATTTACCGTAAAATGTGCGGATCTGCTGAGCCAGCTTTATTGTTTTAGCTCTCATTCTGTCAGGATAACCGGTACAATATTTACCGCCACATTCACACATAAATTCATCAGGTGTAAAATTGTCTGAATACATCAATACGTTATAAACATGTCTTAACAATATGTCAGTTTTCTTTCCATAAATACCATCAATATCAGATGATCTGACAAAATAAGCTCTCTGAAATTTTCTTATATTATCCTTGTTATATTCTCCAAGCTTTAATGCCTTGAAAAACTCTTTTCTTTTCTTTACTGATAATAATGCCATGATTATTTATTCTCTTTATTAATTATTAGCTGTATTAAGTCTTTGAGTGAAGCCAGTACACTTGTATTTTCTTCAAGCGTTTTTCTAACTCCGTTCATTTCTTCCTTGTGCCTTTCTTCCTGTTTGTTTATAAACCAGAATAGTGCAGCTGCTGCGACTATCGGAAAGCCTAAGCTCGCAACGAGCTGTCCTATTACCTGAATATCCATTTAAATCTTAACCTCCATATAAGTTATGCGCCCTGAGTAGTACGCCGGCAAGCGTTCGCTCACCCTTCCGGGGTTTGCCTTGAGCATCAGGGCGCGACTTAACAATATAATATTATTAAATAGTATATAATTCAAATAAAGATTTTGTCAACATGCTTTCAAATATCACATTGTTTTTCATATATGAAGTATAAAGCCTTAAACCGTGCTTTTTTCTATATCTCATTAATCCAACTTCATCTGTTGTAAACTGCTCCCTGCTGCCGGTTCTATGCTCAGACACATAATATTGGCGTTCCGATTTATGTTTATATATTGTAATTTCTCCAACGCTGCATAATGGCTTATATTCCTTTAATGATTTAGAATTAATATTTGAAGGGTCGTTATATGCAAAATCATTATTTAAAGCCATATCTGCATATGCTCCGGAAGTGATTTTATATAATGCTGTTTTTCTTTTCTGTTTTGAGATCTGGCTATCATTTAATAAACAGATTAAAATGCCCTTATCACGATTAATATACAAATCATTATCTTTTATAATCATTTTCTCAGCTATACCGACCAAACCCAGCTCTAAAAATAAAGCATTAGCCATATTAAAAGCATTTGCTAGACAAAGCACCTGCAGAGGATCTTCACCCTTTAATTCTCTATTTCTGTTTATTGTTTCATATGCATTTAAAAACGCAGTGCCTTCATTCTTTAGCTGGCGCTCGTGGCGCTCTGGTATAAATTCATCATATAGAAGTATTTTTACGTCTGAAGCATCAAAACCACGCATGTTGGCAATTGTTGACAAAGCACATGTATAACCCAGCAGCCTGAAATCTTCCTCATTATCTTCAATTATCATGCTATTATATTTTGAAATACTTTTTACAGATATGTTTAGATTATCATCTGCAGCAAGTGCTTTAAACGGATTAAATTCTGGCTTATTAATTAAATCACATTGCGCCTGAGTTCTCCGCATCAACATAAAACGGATGTGGTTGTAATACAAATGCTTTAATGCTCCGTATGTTTTACCTGTGCCACGACCACCAACAACAAAATTAAAAGGCATTTTATAACTTAATATTTTTTCAATATTAATATATCCGTTATCTAAATATATTTTGCTCATAATAAAGCTCTCCAAGTTTCAACTTTATCATCATTCAAAACCCAGTTATGCGGATAATCTTCTCTTATTAAACATTCTCCGAGCCTATCTGAAAAAAACGGACAATCAACACAACCTGGATAATCATTACCATATATAAAATGCTGTTTACAAACATGTTTAATTACTGTTAAACATTCAATAATTTTATAATCCTTATTCATTATTCCAACCTCCCTGATAAAAATAATAAGCCGGCAATATTACCGGCTCATTATTAAGTATAAGTACAATTGCATTATGCAATGTCGCAGGTAATAAATGTTCTACCTGCTTTTGATGTTCCGGAAATGACTTTAATAGATCCAATATCATTACCGAAGTGTTCTGCCATCTTCTCAAATTCACTAATGAAAGTATTTGAGATAGTTCCAAAGATTTCACCATCATCTGTCATAAGGCTGATAATCTTTTTAATTTCACCGGTTTTAACATCTACATCATTATAGATAACCCATGCTTTTACATCCAGAATAGAACCTTCAGCATCAGACATTTTAGATGTTTCATTGCTGTTCATAATTTTGTAGCTTGTTCTTCTGTCCATATCCTCCGGATACATATTGATAATTTCCATTTTTAATCCTCCTATGATTATATATTATTAGATAAATCTATCAGTAATATCATAACTGGTTATGATAATACGACCACCATTTAAAACGGACATGACACCGTTAATTGTAAATGTTTTATAACATTCATGTTTCATATTGAAAAATGAGCAGTTAGTTAATACAAAACTCTGAAATTCATCATTCCCAGCCATTGTTAAAAGTGGCTCTGAGTAGCCTCTAGAAATTACAATTTCCGAGCCCTCCTGAAGTAACATATAATCCTCAAATGATTTGATAATCATTTCTTTAATGAAATCTTCTATAAACTCATTATTAAATTTATTCATTTTATTTATGCTCCTTTACTTGCCGGTGTTAACTTCTCTGTCAATTATAGTACTATAATTATTTAAACAAATCAACCCATATTTTAGGATTATTAAGTATTTTTCTATATTCACCGGTCACACCTAGCGTATATGTTGATTGCTTAATTAATACATTACTGCTGATCTGCTGCAGGTGACCTTCTCTCTCAATCTCTTTAACTTCCGGATCATCATTATATACACTTTCAGTACCGCCAGCTGCGTAAAATGTAAAACCTTCTTTAAATGCCTTAATGCCGCCACGTTCTGTCATTTCTGCAGCACCCTTCTTTTTACCTGCTCCGGCTACTGTTATATGTAGATTACCACCCTGATCTGTATAAGCGTATTTTTTTGCGCCCATTGTGACAAATTGTTTATATGTTCCCTCATATTCATATATGCCTAAATATTGAATTTTTCCGGAAGGGTCCTTGGCTGTGCCACCATGCTGCAAGCTCTCTCTTTTTCTTTTGTCATTATATTTGCTGAAATCCACCGAACCATCATCAATAAATTTAACACTGTCAGTATCACAGTAGACAAAATTATTACCAACTAAATCAATAGCTTTTTCTAAATGCTCCCTGGCTCTGGCAGTAGTCCATATGCCCCAGGCATATGAAAGAAATGCTTTTTTATTATGCTTTTCTAATAGATCAACCTCATTTTCATTATCAGTTATAAAAGTATCATCAATATATAATATATTCTGTTTTACAGGTGACTGAACACACATGCCATATACAGAATTAAGTTTTGCCTTCTGCAGCATGTAGAAGAGTTCCTGACCCTCTACACCTTTTAATGCAGTCTTATCATTATAATATTTCTTTACAACCTCCAACATTGGCTTTGGCAGTTTCCCGTATCTGGTGTGATAAAAATCTAACACCATGGCAACATCATAATCATACTGCTTTAAAATAATCTTTAGATCAATATCTGTTATAGCAATCTCTAAATAATCTGCAGATAAAATTCTACCATTATCATTATAATGTGTCCCGAGTTTAGTACATTTATGTTTAGCTATATAAGGACAGCCGAACATTGGATCCCTCAGCCGGATATTTACAAATCCAACTCTCATGATGCAAGCTCTTTTCTGCTTGTAAATCTTCCGGATCATCCTCTCAAAATCCGCTTCCGGCTCATGAACCCATGCTCCCACCGGAAAAAGCTCATTAATCTGTACATCAGGATATGAAGAAACCCTATCATAGCTTGATACGTTTTCCAGTATCTGATCTGCATAATATCTGTTGGCATGTGTGTTACCACCTCTGAACGCATCACGCATCATACAAAATAAATTATAATCCGGAAGCTGCTCTTTTAACTTTGAACGATTATAGTGTCGCATGGCTGCTTTTGTGTCACGCCTGACAAAGCCTGTGCTGGTTAATGGTATTGTATAAAATGTATCATTTTCGATTGAGAAGTATACACGCAGCGCCTGAACCAAAGCCCTGACATCCATAATACAATATAGTAACTCCTGCTCTGACAGCTCCGACCATGAATATCTGATTTTAGAATAATTAAATTCTTCACCTGACAATTTTTGTTCTACACCCATTCGCTTAGTAAATACCGCAAGGCTCATATTCGTTAACAGATAGCTGCAGCGATATTCAAAATGTTCAAACATTTCACATTTAAGCACTTTGCGAGGAAGAATTGAAAAAACTTCTTCCTGTTCAAAATTATAAATGCCTTTCAAAAATGAAAATTCAAATGATAAATTATGAACATAAATCATCAGGTATACTTCAGGATCCAGCAGCTCCGCAATCCTATTTAAAAATTCAATATATTCATCCCATGTTCTGCCAATACATGTATAATCATCAATCTGGAATTGCCATATATACATATAAGCTTGAGCAATTTCAAAATCATTAGTAGTTTCAATGTCGAACGCACAAAACAGATTTTTATACTTTCGTTTATTGTTACGCTTACCCTGATTACCACGTTTACGTTTCTGCAATCCAGCATTTTTTATATAATTGTATGGGAAATCTCTAACAGTATATGTTTTAATCATTGCTCCACTTCTTGATTAATGTATTAATTCTTCGCTGTGAAAATTCTCTACCTGATGCAGACGGTTTCACCTGATCCAGCTTATCGAGATTATTAGCAAAATCATCAAAATACTTGGCAACTTTATCATATGGTATATTCAAACGCTGGGCTTGCTGCAGCACGTCTAGAGCATCTCCACTATCAAATACTTTGTCTGAATACTGCTCTCTCATTTGCTCCATAAATGCAATTAAGTTATAAATATCTGTAACATTAGTAACAAGATCGCCATAACCATTTTCAGACATCTGTGCTGCAAAATCATTTAAGAATCTTTTTTCACCTGTAACAGTAGTTCGCTCAGATCTAAGAAACTTTGAAACATCAGCAAGCTGTGATGATATATTCATTCTCTTACTTTCGGTTATACTTTTAATAGTCGGAAATTTACTTTCTTGTCTACCCAAGCCCTGTGCCTGCAGCCTTCCAATTCTTTTATTGGCTATTGATCTTAATCTACTGTATTCCTTCCGGATCGCTGACATTGACATTTTCTCTATCTGCATTGGACTAAATAACTTCATTGTTCCGCCCTCCTAAACATATCTAGATTAACTAACTGCTTTAAGTACTTATTCTTATTACCAACAACATTTTTTAGATAGTGATAAATAACAGCATCTGAATTATTATCTAAATCAAATGTGATAGTAACCTGTTTATAATTCCGATTACGTGCATAATATGTTGATGTTTTTTTATCAGACATAATAAAACCTCCCTCAATATTTATAGTACTATAATAACACCTTGACCGGACCAAGTAAACTAGTATAATAAAATCAATCTTCATTGAAGTAATCCACTAATATACAATAACCCTCTTATGGTAAAAAGTGAACCTATGTTCGCAAGTATACGATAAGGGGGTTATTGTTATTATCCTATTAGGTACCCAC